TTTTTGAATCGGTCAAAGAATGAGGCCATATTTTAAAGTAATATAAAATTTTCGTAAAAATACAAAATTTAAAATTGTTTTTAAACTACAAAAAAGTTGTTAATTAAATTCCTTTCAATGGCGTAGGATGTTACGTCAATGTGTTCATCGTGTTTAGCGTTTGGAAATGTGCTAACTTGTTGTAAAAACGCATCATTCCAATTATCATTGACTAGAAAAACTCTACCGCCTTCAATAAATGGCGAGGATGCTCTCGCACGTTCGATTTTAGAGTACCTAACAAAGTTTGTTTTTATTTCTGATACGTTGTATCTAGTTTCACGCCTTAATAGCTGAACAAGCGATTTTCCGGATGCTTTAGGCTCGACTAATATTTGCGATATTGGAACGCCACAAGATTGCACAAAAGAAGTGACAAAGTTTTTTAGTTCAGGCATTTCCAAATACTTGTCGATGCTTTTAAATATGTAAAGATTGTCGCCACTTTTACCGCTTATTTGTATTCCCGTTGGATCGTTTCTTGTGTCTTTAGTGTAGGCGCCATCAATATACATTTCAAAAGATATATCGCTCGGTAATTCGGCTCTGTGTATAATATTAAACCAATCTTTGCGCCACTCTCCACCCTCAGGAGGCGAAGGGATTTGTAAATACTGACCGCTAAAAGTATATCTGTCGGCTTGGCGTATTGCTTCTAGTTCCTCAAAAGAATGTTTCTCAGGCCATAACGCATTGTTATCGTCATCTAATGCCGCTAACTTTAAATGATGCCATTGTTCACCACTTCCGCCGTCTAATAAATAACCGCTCAAATCATCTTCGTGTAGCCTTTGCATAATAACAATAATAGGAACATTTCTATCATTAACCCTTGACCGAATAGTTGTATTATATCGATTGTTTATAAACGACCGCCTAACATCAGATAAAGCGTCATCAGGTTTTAAAGGATCATCAATTATAATTGCTCCACCGGTACCGGCACCAAACCCAGTAATTGCACCTCCTGAAGATGTTGCATAAACTCCACCGCCTTGCGTTGTGTACCATTTCTTTTGTGATTGTGAATCTTTTTTAAGTTGTAAATCCCAAATACTTTGAAACGCATCTGAATTAATATATTCTTTTGTCATTGAACTATTATCTAGCGCTAACGAATCAGAATAAGATAAATGAATAAACTTTGCCATTGGATTTTTTGCCAATGTCCAGGCGATAAACATTTTAACTGCTAATTCAGTTTTTCCGTATCGTGGAGGTATATTAATAATAAGGCGCTTTATTTCGCCTTTATGAACTTTATGTAGTGTGTTGGCTAATGTTCTGTGAAACTCTGCGGCCTCGAATTTATTTCCGGTGTTTTCTTTGAAAATATAACGAGTAAAAAACAAAAGCGAATCCTCGCATTTTTGTTTAATTATTTCGTTAATATTCTTCATTTAAAATGTCGTCAATCTTTTTTCTTGCCTCGTTTGATAATTTGCTTGTACTAACCTCTGCGGTCATCTCTACTTCCTTACGTTCAATATAACCTCTTTTCTTGCCTTTGGTTTTTAAATAGAATATTGTTGCAGTTGTGTTGTCGTTTTCAATTTGCTTATGAAGTTTTGATTCTACAAAATCCAAAGTCAAATTTTCTAACTCATCAACAGAGGCTCTAAAGTCTTGGTCATCTTTGTAATACTTATAGAATGTAGACCTTGCACAACCGACTATTTTACACGCAGTTGTAACTATTCCAAGCGATTGCTCTAGCGCTTCTAAAAGATTCTTTTTTACTATGTACGAATTTGTTGTCATATCGCAAAGTTAAAAAAATATAAATACATAAAAAAACCTCCCATTTCTGAGAGGTTAATTAAATAGCTTATTTGAGTTTTTCTCATTTATACACTATTCCATCAGGTTTGATGTTTAACTTATATTTCTTTGTACAAAAATCAAAAAATGTGATTTCTTTGTTTTTAACAATGGCAGTATAATCTTTTTTTAATTGATTATACTGCTCTTTTGTTACTAAATCCTTTATATTCATTTATTTTGTATTTTTCGTGATTTGCTCACTTATAGAAAAAATATCGTTCCATCTTGAAACAGTAAAAGAAAAATCATTTGTTTCCACTAAAATTAAATCTTCGCTATTTTTATATTGAGATAAAAAAATCAATTCCCAATTACCATTAATTTTTCTATCAATTTTATATTTTTTAAGGTTTCCAAGTATTAAACCATTAACGATTTTTATATCATTTTCTAAATCTTGTAATAATTCTCTAAAACTTTCGTATTTTTTAATCTTCATTTTGTTTATTTTTAAATGTTAATATTAATTGATGATGTAAAAGTAAAAGAATTTTTTCAATTACACAAGAAAAAACAAAAAAATTTTTAAAAAAATAAAAAAACCTCCCATTTCTGAGAGGTACAAACTTAAATTTTATGAAAAGAATTTTAAACTTGGTCGTTCTTAATTCTCTGCTAAATTATAATTTTTCTTTTAGTTGTGCAAATTTATTTCCCACACAATTCGCAAACTTCTTTGTCTGCATCATTATCATCGTCTTGGCCTTCATCAATAGGTAAATCAAAAACGGGTAGATCAACTCCCCATTCAACTAATTTTTGAACATCCCATTCATTTGCTAATATATCCCAATCCCATTCTCCAAAGCCTACATTGTCTTTAACAATAAACTCTTGCTTTTGTTCTTCTGTCCAACCTTGTGCAATATCAATCCAAACCTCAAACAATCCGGCAGACTTACAAGCCTTTAAACGCATATTTCCACCAAGAACAATCATATTCTCATCAACTACTATTGGTCGTTTCTCTAACATCTCAGGAAACGCCTTAATTGACTTGACTAATTTTTTAAATTTAGAATCTTTTATAAATCTTGGATTGTCCGCATTTTCTTTTACAGATGTAATGTTTACTTTTTTTTTCAAAAGAGTAATTATTTATCTTGTGTAAACCAAACAAAAGAAATTCCAACCACCGCAATAAAGAATTGCAGACAATGTTCCGTTTCTCCGGTTAAATCTGTTTCTCCAAAGTTGTCATCCATATTAGAGTTCCAATAATTAGCGCCAAAGCAAATGCCGAATAAAGCAAAAATAGTTGTGTTGAAGTTTATGTTCATACTTGCCAGTATTTTTTGTAAATATACAAATATAATTCAATAACTTTTTTTTGTGCTTCCTCTTGTGTGTATATTTTTGGCGATATTTTTTTGTCTCCATTTTCGTTAATTTCAACTTTTAAACCTTTTTTTGTAGGTAAAACGCCAACAGTAATATTGTTATTTATGCACCATTGCATTGACTTTCTGTGTTGGTCTGTTTGCGGTATGTTTATTTTTTTGCTTTTAGGCATATTAACTTTTTAATATTTCAAAACAAAGTTCATTTGGGATTTTACTTCTATCATAATTACCCTTTAAACCTTGTGTACCAGTTTGACTTCCTCTAGGTGCAAACTCGTGATGACAATTTTGGTTTCCGTTAAAGCATTCGGGCCTCGGTCTCCATCCATTTACATTAAACAATGAAAATATATTATTACTCCAAATATCAGTAGGTTTTGCTCTTTTATCTCCATAGGTGCAATACCAAACAGTTGTTCTTGGCAATTCCTTTACAACTTGTAATTTTCTTAATTTACCTCTAGGATTTTCTAAATACCATTTATTTGGTTTTAGTGTTTTAATAATTTCTAAAGTTTTATTTACATAAGAAACTCCAATTAAAGCATTTTTTGATTTAGGAGTATGATCTTCGTTCCAATGCTTACCAATACTTGCAACTGAAAAATAGGTACAAGGCGGACTTGCCCAAATTATATCAGGTTTAAATGGAACTTTGTTAGTATTAAAATTTAATATATCAACAACATAATCAATTCCTTTAAAATTGTTTATATCACTACTAAAAACCTCATATCCTAAAGATTCTGCTGCATTTCCAATACTTCTACTACCAGCAAATAATTCTAAAACTTTAATTTTTTTTGACATTAAAAAAGAGTTGTTTGTTTTATATCTTGTTTTTTAATTATTCCTAAAGCCGTTTCTAAAATAGTTTTACCAGCTTCGTAATCCACCAGGTTTCTTGCAACCTTATCCATTCTTTGCTTTCCTTTGTTT